CAGACTATTACCGAAAATAGTAATAGCCGGGGCCAATGCTGGTCAGCTTGTCCCCGAGCGTCTATAGTCTCGGGGCTGCGACTCAGCATAGCACGCCAGTCAAATCCATTCACAAAACCGCAGGTCAGACGGCGTGTCGTATTTTTAAAGATCATATTCCCACCTCACTTTGGGTGCTGAAGATTGAGCTTTTGCTCGTTTCCTGCCGTTTTTCTCCCATGATGCATCAATTGATATTGTGGGTGCCAATCTCCAATTGGCAGCTTTGTAAATGGTTCCAAAATGAGCTTCGGTATCTTGATATGAAATCAGCCTGATAATTTCTGGAAAGCGAATTTTTATGTCTTTGCGCATCCAACTCAACATCCTGGAAGCTGTGTTTTTAGGAGCTTTGTCGCTAATTGCCATGCGCCTAAGTTCAAGCAACAACCAACCATCTTTCAGCCGATTGCCTGCAATTGGAGATGACCAAATTGCCACAGCGAAGGGTTCATTTTCATAATAGGCTGCGTAGCAAATGTAGCGTTTATTCCGCACAACATTTGACCAATGAATATAAGGGAAGCGTGAATGCCAAATGGCGTTCAATTCACAGGCAAATTTAGCTTTTACTACTACAAACGAAAGTTGGAGCGGCGAGCTAGGAATCGCACCTGCTTCTGGAAATTGGATCATTTCCTGTGTTTCTGTTACACCATCGCCGCTAGATTTCACGCTGCCACATCCTTAGGATAGCATCGTTCGCAGATCTCTCGATTCACTACCCAAACACCACACATGAGGCACCTACTCACTCTTTTATCGTCTGCCATATCCACTCGCTTTCAGTAGATAAACCAGATCGGCCAAGCGAATCACACCAACCCAATCATCAAGGGCAGCCTCTCCTTGGCCATTCAACCTCATAACGGCCACTCCCAATCCTTTTTCTTTGGATCTGGCTCTAAGTTGTGCCATAGCAGCAGAAGGATTAAATCCTCGTCTCGCTTTGACCTCAATATCCAAACCCTCAATGCCCAATATGTCGCTGCCACTAGCCGCCATGGAAGTAACATGCGCCGTCTCAAACCCATGGCTAACCAGATATTGAGCCACAAGTTTCTCAGACTCACGGCCGCGCTCCCTTCTACTCACGACCCCAAGCCTTTTCGTAACACTTTTCACATGCCCAGTTGTAATCCAATGGATCATGGGCAGTCATCTGGACTCGATAACCTGCATAGCTCACAAGCTGAATGTCGCACCAGTCGCACTTGACCGGATGCCCGTTGGGTTCACCTGTTCTATCTTCCATTAGTCCATGGCCTTTCCCTCGAATGTCCACTTGCCGTTCACCATCTTGGCCCACTTAGCAGGGCATTGGTCAGCCTTGGCCTTAGCCACACAGACATATCCGTGGTATGGCCCCTTGGCACTTGTGCCCTCCTTGAGCAACATAGCCCCATGAGCACATTCAAAGCCCACTACTGTGGCATTGAACGCCTTAGCAATGTCTGTGGTGTCCTGAAATGCCTTGGCTTCAACCTCATCAGGCCAGACATAAGTCTCAGGCTCGTTGGCTACTTCCTTCACAGCTCCCGGTGCTGGCTTTTGGTCATATTCTGCAATGGCCACCTGCCTCATTGAGTCTTTAGTGGCTGTTTTGTCGGCTGCCTTAATGAGCAAAATTGCCCTACCAATGGCACTTGTGGATGTGTCCTCTACCCACCAACGCTGCATATTCTTCGGATAATCGCTGGACTTACCCCGGGCAAAGTTGGTGACTGCCGGGTTCGGGTCGTTGCTGTCTCGGTAGAGATCACAGCGCACGAATATCTCCTGATTCACCACATCTAAATGCTCGACTGCAAGGTGAATCCTCCCAGCCGGGAAGTTGTCCTGAAACCAGCGATTAAGGCTGGCCACATCCTCATAACTGCTCAAATCCCATGCCATTCAATGGCTCCTTTCCTTTTGCATAATCTAATTGTTGCCTGAATGTCCAGATTGTGCCATCCCACCATGACTGTGCCTCGTTAGCATGGGGCTGGCAGTAGTAGCGTGTCCTACCGGCCCTTTCAGGTGTTTCTGATATGACGGCCCAAACGGCTGGTGTCTGGTGCAAAGGGTTTGTCTCCCGGTAAGCCTCTTTGCAGATCGAACACCAGATATTTCTCGTCTGGAGCTTCCTAATAGGCATCGAATTCTTCTGGGTCTGTGGTTGATAACTGACCAGCGATGGCCACATACGCACAAATGTCCATATATGAATCCTCAGCTCTAGCACCCCATGTCTCTGAGAGGCGTGAGACTTTGACGAGTGCCATACAAATTGCCACCTGATCTGGCTGAATTGGAAAGCCCAGATACGCTGTCCATAAATCAGCGATGCGTTTGTGATTTGTCCACGGATGGCCGTAGATTGCTCCTCGCTCACGCATAACATCTTTAGCCCCTTCGAGCAGGGCTTGAGTGCTGAGTTCTTTCGGCAAGTCTCTTTCCATCTCTGAATCCTTTCCAGTACCAGTTCTCGGTGATAGCGGTATAGAGCACGCCCAGAATGGGGATGCTTATGAGTGCAATGATGTAATAAATGGCTATGGGGTCAAAACTCATGGCGGTCATCCTTGGCGTATCCCGTCAGCCATTAACTCCCACCATTCTTCATCATGATCTAAAACACCAGTCACGAATACATCGCATAGGCATGGCTTTTCAACATCGCTTGGCCACCATTCGGGCACGCGCTGTTTGGGCAAATGATTCCTGATTTCGCATTGATGCATATAGACCTGACGAATCATCAGTTTGTCGAATTCGTCTAACATATTGGCTCGCTTTCCTCGGGAGTTTCCCGATGAGCCAAATGTACGCCCTAGCGGTTGTGTTTAGGTGGGTGTGTTGGTAACGATTTCATAACAAAGTCGGATATAGCATCCCAGTTATCAAGATGATCGTCCACAGTACGAACCACAGGAACAATCTCATAAATCACTTGTACCTCTTGCCCTCGAACACGAAGCTGCCATCACCCTGCATAGGCACAAGGACTGGGTAAAACTTGGAGCCGTCTAGGTAGCCCACCACAAAGCCCTGCTGCCACTGAGCGTAGCCCTTGGTATAGCCCATCCCTGAGCTGGACAAGTCCACCATATTGCCCACTTCTACACCCCACAAAATACGCCCGTAATGGCCTTTATAGGCCTCAGAATGAGCCGATAGTCCTAATCTATGGGTATGGCCCTGAACTACGCTCTTACCGGCCCTCAGAGCCGAATTTAGGGCACTCTGGCCGGGCTTATTGGATAAGGGTGCAGTATCGCCATGTATGGCAATCCACCCCGGAGCAAAGCCTACGCCCTGAGGATGGTAGTTAATGCCCATTTTGTCGTAGCCCATGAACCGGTGATAAGCAAGCTCTGGCAGTTTGGTAAAGGCTGGGAGCCGGTTCATAAGGCTCTTGTAAACCCTAGCCCCATGGTTAGATCCGACAACATCGGTGACCCCGAGCTGCATGAGGATCTCTTGAGTCCACGCCCTATCATCATCAATGTTGCCCATGGCTTCTTCTAGGGCATTGGCTCCATTGCGAAGCTGTGGAAGGTCTATCTCGTCACCAATCTGGATGGTGCGGTGTGGCTTCCACTTGGCTAGGAATCTGGCTAAAGCATTAACATGGTTTTCTGAATGAAAGGGTACTTGGAGATCTGGTACGAAAGCTATTCGCTTAGTCGTCATCCTCATCTTCTTCCTCATCAAAGTAAGGATTCTCCCGGTCTGGTGCTAGCCAGTCTGGTAGGGGTTGCTCAATAAGCCAGCCCTGAATGGCTGCATCTGAGAATCCTGCTCGCTTCATGGACAAAGTAACTTCGTGCATAGCGATGAAGTGCAAGTCCATCTTGGAGGGTTGCTTGGTGCGCTTAGCGGCGCGCTCCTTGCTTCTTCTTAGCGCGGCCTTTTGTGCTTTGGTTGGCTTTGCCATGACCTACCCCCTTGGCTAAAAGTGTCTCATAGATAGCCGACTGTCTTTCGACTAAAATCTCTTGTGTCGCTTCTAATTTATCAATGCGTGAGGACAGCGTTGAGCCGATTTCATTAACGAATTGGCGAACCATCCATCTCAGGGCTGTTAGGAAGCTGGCTGCAATCGCAACCATCCCGGCAAGTACGCCGCCCCATTCCGCTGGGGTCATTTGATGGGCTTGGCATATCCGAACACGCCAGCAACAACGGCGAATAGAACAGCCCGGTAATCAAGGTCGAAGTTAGAACCTGCCCATGCGGCTAGGAAGCCGCCAAGTGCCATAAGTGCCGGATGCTTTAGGTAGTCAGTCAAGGTCGCCCCCTAGTAGTGGTATGTTGAAGAAGCGACCATCGCGATCGCCAGCCTTTGTGAAACTTATGTGTAGGTGCTGTCGGTGCGGATTAGCCCCACGATACTTTCGCCACTTCCAGCGCAGTATTCGAGAGCATATTCGGCCGTCAAATATGAGGTAAGAGATTCTGGGTCGCTTGCTATTTCGGGCATATATTCGCAACTGATCTGCCAAGTCATGCATTTGCTCGCGTGGTCCAAGGTCAGCAGATACATCCAAGGCACGAACCCAGCCTTCAGCATCCGGGTTATGGTCAGACTTGCGATTACTGTGCCTTGCATCGCCGATCCACCCATCGGGCCGCTTACGGAGAGGAAACGAGTCATCCAGCTGCTCCCTTAATTGGATACCGGCTTTGCATAGCCTTGGTGTGGGCTTGGTCATCCAAGCAAAACCTTTGCTTCTTCTTCGGTGATGCCAAGGCGCTCCAAGAGTTCGGCTCGCTTAGCAGCCTTCTCAGCCTCAGCAGCTACACGCTCAGCCTCAGCAGCCTCGAACGCAATTCTGTCTGCTTCGCGCTGCGCCAATTCTTCCTCATTCAATGGGATTTCCTCAACCACACCGGTTGAGCAATCGACTACAAGTTTGGTGGTCATGGTTTCTCCTTATGAGTTTGATATGCCGTAAAGAATAGCGGTTGAGTGTTCAACGAAGTTTCCGGCTCCCGGAACCAATTTAATCGCGGTGATTGCTGATGTATCGCTCCATAATCCAGCAATCAGATGCTGATAAGCCTGAGTGCCGTTTGTTTCGGTCACGCCATCCGCTGAATAAGATTTATTTGTTGATCCTGCGTAGTTTGGGATGTAAATCTCATTATTGGCAAAAGTGTTCGCGGTATCGCCAGAGACTGAGGACTGACCACCGCCGCGCCCGAAATTCGTAAAACTAGAAGCGGTTGAACCATTACCGAATAACCAGCGATTAGTAAAACTTGAAGTGCTGCCATTGAATGAAACATCAACTCGACTCGATGCGCTACTATCAACTCGAGAAGAAAAAACGATTTTTAGATCGTCATAAGTTCCCGGAATGCTAGTGAACTCAATATCTGCCGCCCCACCACTACCCACAGTAACGCTGGCGATTTTATTATATGTGACTGCCATTATGCTGCCGCGATTCCGTAGAGGGTGAAGGTGGAGCCAACAACATAATATTCAGCCCTATCTAAAAATAATTGGACAATGTTAATTGCTGATGTAGATCGCCATAACCCGACAATAGTTTCAGTAGCACCATAAGGCGTGTTATCATAACGCTGGATACATGTTTTATTTGTAGTTGTGTTGGCATAGTTCATAATGTTAGTTCTATACACACCCCACCCATTCGTCATGTGGGCAATATCAGTTCTCCATTGATATTGGCTACTCAATCTTGCGCTTGTTGCTGATGTGCCATTACCCCCTAGTCGTGTTTGTGAGTAATTATTGCTGGTATCGACGAATGTATCGCCAACTCTGATGTTAGCGATTGCCGCGCCAGTAAGCAAAGTATTCTGAACAATAACAAGGTCTGTAAAGGATTGGCTTATGTTGCCGAAAGTTACTCCTGTTGTTCCCAAAAGATTTGATCCGGTGACTGTGTATGTGGCTATCGGTTCATAGGTGGCTGCCATGATTACCCCTTGATTCCGTAGAGGGCGAAGGTGCTTCCTGCCAAAAGGTTATAGGTTCCAGCATCAGCACCCAAAGTTAAAGAAGTGATGGCATTAGTATTGCGCCAAGAAGATGAAAATAACGCGATATTTCCAGAACCATTATTATCCACACCATTTAGAGCGCGCATAGTTTTATATTTATTAGCATCGGCGTAATCTAAAAGATCAATTACGGCGGCGTGAAACACATTTGTAGTAGAACTGTTGCCAATCATGTTGCCACCATTGAAATACGTAGCATTGGCGGTTCCATCGCTAAATGCTCCGGTTCCTTCTCCGTAGAGTCTGTGGAAACTATAATTTGAGCCACTATCAGAATTAGCCCTGATTGTTAGATAAGCAGCACCCACCGAAGGGGTAGCCCGTGAGGTTTTATAAAGGCATCGTAGTTGGAGATGTTGCCAATCAGCCGCGATTGAGTTAAATGTCGCACTTGCGCTATCTGATCCAAGTGTAATCGTGGCGATAGATTGGAAGTCGCCTAAAGGTGCAGGGATAACAAAGTCTTGAATCCCTACTGCTAGGTTTCCAATCACGCTACGCCGCCCACCACAATCCAAGAATTAGCGGCAACCTTAACAGCTGCACAGGATTTCCATTGAGCGACTACTGGCGCGGTGCTGGTAGCACCGGCTGAGTTGATAGTGGTAGTTCCCGGAGTCACGGCATCGATCGTCAAATCGCCAGCCCCGGTGTTGATAAAGGTGATGGTGGTTCCGATTGGGTAATCAAGGGTTGCATCCGTAGGGATGGAAACAGTCTTAGCGGCAGCGTTGCTGGTCAGGATGAGTACCTGATATTGGTCGTCAGCATCTACTGTGTAGGTCGTGCCGGACTGTGTGGTGACGGAGAACTGAACCAGCTCATTGACTGTGGCTGCTGGAAGCACATCGCCGGTGCTGAATGGGTAACCTGTGGGCATTTCGATCTCCTATAGTGTGCTTACGCCTAGTATACCAAACTGGGCATTCCCCAGAATGAACCCGGTGATGAGTGGGTCGCCGGTGGTAAAAGTAGTATTCCAGTTGCGCGGGGTGATCTGGTGATTAACCCCGAATATCTGCAAGGTCTTGGTGAGGGTTGAGCCACCCGGTTGCGTGTTATTGACTTCCACAGTATCGAAGAAGTCCAGCCCCAAGGCAGCCTCGATACCAGCCTGATAGTTAGGCGTGGTCAGGTCTAGGGTCATGGAGTCAATGCGGATGTCTGTGGACTTACGGCTTGCCACATAAGCCTTGGCCAAGTCCAGAGTATCGGCATCCGTCTCATGGAGAAGGTTTTGCCGGGTGATGGCATGTGGGAAGTAGGTGTCTATGCTGTCTTGGTCG